GTATCTTCGCTCATCAGTCTTACTCCTTAACGTATTTCGCGTATGCTTCTAGCGGCACACCCAATTTCTTCGCAATTGCGACTTGGCTCGGGGTGAGTCGAACCTTTTTCCCACTACTGCGCCCAGAGTTATTTCTAGAAACACCCGCAACCGTCTGGACGGCCCGTTTGCCGGGTGCTTGCGAGGAACCTCCAAACGTGTCGGAAATCCTTCGATCAAGCTCAGTATAGTAGTCATTGCTCGTCGGGTCAAATCCTTCGTCTTCGACAAGCTTTTTGTGAATCCCAAAAGCCGCAAAAGTTTTGGCCTCATCTTGACCAAACCACTCATTTTTCTCAGCCCAATCTTGCGCTTTTGGATCAGGGCGTTTGACCTGTGGAGCCGCCTGCGGCTGTTGCTGCGGCACAGGCTGCTGAACCTGCGGCTGTTGCTGACGCTCTTGCGCTTGCTTTGCTTGAGCCGCTCGTTCGCTCTGAGAAGTCAGAGCAATCATGCGTTTGTTTGCTTCAACCGCAGCTTGAGTATCGCCCATTTCCATTGCTCGGGCGAAATCAGATTCCGCTTGCGTCATCTCGTTTTGAACACGGTTGCTGTATTCTGCAACATAACTACTGTCCAAATTAGAAAAACGCTGCTTTAAAGTTTCAGCCTCTTGCTGAACTTGCTTGGCATAGTTGATAGCTTCGTTCTCGCGACGCTCTGCTTCACGCATTTTCTTAGTCAAACGATCAATGCGTTTCTGCGTCGCATTATCTGCTTTTTCAAACTGGTCCGAAGAGGAAACCTCTACACCAGAATCTTCAACTTCTGGGGAATCTACTTCCACCTCAGTGTCTTCGTTGGACGCAAGGTCCAGTTCAATTTGGTCTTCAGCCATCTACTCTCTCCTAATAATGCAATACGTCTGAGGGTTCCGATATTCGGGCCAATATCTCGTCGTCGTTCAAGATACTCACGTTGCCACCATCAATGGCAAAGCGAGACCCAGCATAACGAGCAAACATGACCCAATCACCTTGTTCACACCACGGTCCGTTTGGAAACTTTTCAGTATCCTTGTAAGCAAGCTCACCTACCTTCAAAACGTAACCAACTTGAGTGGAAACCTCTTGCTGACTTACCGCGGCTTGCGGCAAGTAAACACCGCCCTCGGTCTTTCCTTTCCCCCGATACGGAAGAATTAAAAGACGCCACCCTGTAGGTGTGGGCATTTTTTCTAAGAGAGAAGCACCAATGGAATCGGGGTTTAAAACCCTTTCTTCTGGTGCGGCGTATGCCTCGGAGAGGCTGGCGACCGCTTCTTGAGCGGCCTCTAAATTAACTTTAGTCAACAGATTGCTCCTGTTTATCTAGCAGGCCCTTGAGTTCCTGTTCCACATGATTCAGGGCTTCTAAATTCCCTATGAGCTCACGATATTGCTCCATAGACTTGACGTTGTTGTACTGCATTAAGTCAACAATGGCATGTCTTCGTTCTCTTATCATGCGGAAAACAGCTTCCGCAATGAATATCTCATCCATTCCTATAAACTCCCACTTTATCTGATACAGACACTAGCGAGATTTAAAGGAAAGGCAAGAAGATTTAATCCTCCATTAATTCAAAGTGAGGCGCATCGATAAAGGGACGACGGCCCTGTGAACGACGTAAGTCTACATATTCGTTCATAGCTTCTTCTGCCGTGCCTTCATAAGCCCCAAAATCGTCTATATGCCAAGCCGCTCCCCAGCGAAGTTTAACACCGCAATCCTTTGCAGCCGCCTTCATGGCGTCCGCGATTTCATCATAGAGATTCAACTCCCAGCGGCCCCCGTCAATATATGCCATTAAATCAACGGCATAGCCCCCAAGATGCTTGCTTTTCATGGTCTGCGAAGCACCTTTCGCGACCAACGCTTCCTGCTCTTTGCGGGTTCTTAGTCCGCAAATCACACTGAAGTCCTGTTCGCTAATTCCGATAGCCATGCGAACAACGGCCTGCAAAGCGGGATCAACCCCCTCCAGTTTCTCGTTGCTGCGGTTTCCCAGTTTGTATGTCATTTCATACCACCTTTCATGTTCATAAGGCCGTCGTGATCTCGGCCAATATACTTAAAATCATTCTCAAGCAAAGAAACTCTTTGCTGCAACGCGGTAACTTGTCCGATGGAGTTAGCTAAGTTAGCTAGTTCATCCCAGACCTCATCAAGGTCGTCGAAAGCGTATTCGATTTCCATTGCATTGTCTTGGACATCACGTTTGAGATTGATGTTGTCCTCAATCGCCATGCGAGATCCGATCTGACTCACCGTCTCTTCAAGGCTGGCAATCGTAGCAGCCTGCTGTGATACCCACCACACACCCGCGGCAAGCTGAACAGCCATCGCCGCCACAAGGGCTACAGGTAACTTTAGGTTTTCCATCATTTCCTCTTGAACAAAGCCTGCGCACCACGGACACCGAAACTGGCGCTTATTGCGATACCTAAACTATAAAAATACCAGTCGGGCGCTTTGGAAAGCTGCTCAAACCCACGGTCAACCCAGCCCTCGGCACCGGGTATGAAGGCCAAAATAAGCGGGATTGACAGAACAATTACAAACCACTCGTCTTTCCAGCTTGATTTAGCACCCTCTGCCATAATGCGCTCCCAATCGGCAACGCTCGTATGTTCAGACAGCATAATCTTGGCTTTGGCTTCCGCCTCGGTCAGCTTGAGCTTGGCTTCCGCGGCCTGCTTAGTGGTCTTTGCGTCCAGCCATCCGCCAGCAAGGTTGGCTATTGGGCCGATCAGAGCCTGTATCATTTGTCTACCTCATACTCTACCTTCGATGATGAAGCTGTGCTTGTCACCGTGGTCTTAGATTCTTTGCCCATCCATATGCCAAAGCACCCCGTAAGAGCGCCCATACAGACGCTTACAAGCCCTGACTGGGCAACGCTGGGATCATCTAGCCCCATGAACCAATGGACAGCCTGATAGGTCAGCACAGTGACTGCCAGCATCATCAAGCGCGGCAGAACCTTCCAGTCATCTAATATTGTGTGTGACATAGGGTTTTTCCCCGCGTGGGGAAAAACCCCTCATCAAGTATCGTGTGTACCATTTTCTAAACTCCTTGCATACGCTATTGCGTGGTGCTTGTGGTGAGTGATTATAACAACTTTTTCGTATTTGTCATATACAACGTAATCCCCTCTTTTATTTCGGAATAACCTCAAAACAATACACCGTAGTTTGGCTCGTAGTTATCAAGACTTTTGCATCCTCAAGAGCTTCTTTGCACTCTTTCTCAGTTGGAAACTGATTGAGTTGATAGTGTTCAATATTGTTGTTCATCACTTGAAACCAGATTAAAAACCACATTACCAACGCCCCTGATAACGGCCCCAGTAATAGAAGCCTGTGACAATCCCTAAAGCCGCAATGATGAATACAACTGAGCCAATAACAAAATTAATGACGTTGTCTATCATCTCCTGCTTCTTATAAGCCTCTTCTCGACGTATTCTACGCATTTCGCCCTCTATAGCAAGCACCTCTTCCCAAGCAGATGGCCCGTAAGTCCATGATATATGGTCTTTTATTTCCTTCCTCATGGCCTCCATCTTCTTTTTCTGAGCAAAGATTTCAATGGCGCTGGAGCTGTTATCCGCCATCATCTTGTAAAAAGGAGGGTTTTTTGTTTTGTCTTCAGCGTACTGAAAATCAGAAAAAGCGGCACCCCATTTCGCTAGGGTGCCGCTCATTTCTTGAATATCCTTGCCCGCACTTATACCCTGCTTTAGAATATTAAAGGCGCTAGTAGCTAGACCGACCGCTGTTAAGGGATCAATCATTTACCTCTCCATCAAGCGATCTATTTTTTCCTCTATCCTGTCGAACTTATTCATAATCTGAGACAGGACCTCGGAACTATCTGACTTTGTTACATATTCTTTTGCTATGTCTTCCCGAGTCCGGTTTAAAAGAATCTGAACTCGTCGAAGCTCTTCGTGCTGAGTCTTAGCCCACCAAACAACAAAGCCTAACGCCGCGGTTAACCCGACATTCCAAAGTTCCGACATTTCCACCGATCAACACTCGATGTAGCCGCCACCCTTTTTGGCCGCTCCCATTCCACGAGCAACGCCGCGACGACCCGACATGGACGGAACCTTAACATCCGCAGTCTTCCCATAAGGAACACGGCCTTGGCCCTTAATATCCGCGTAAGGAACCGCTTTCGGAGCGGGACCCGGCGCTGAACCGTTTACCTTTACTTTAGCCATTGTTCTGTCCTCTCTGTTTTAACAACTCGCGTTGCATAGCACTCTCAATCCGTTTGTCCGTCTGATTCTCTTGACTCGCAAGACGCTGCTGGAACTGCTCGGCCCGCATCTGCTGATTCTGAGCGTCAAGCTGCAACTTCGCCTGATCGATCTGAGAATCCGCCTGCTCGGACTGAGCCTTGATCTCCAACTCTTTCTCTTTCAATTGTAGCAAAGGATCGGGACCCTGACCAGAGACTTGTCCAGAAAGCTGCTTGACCTGTTGCATACCCTCCGCAACAAACTGTGCAACCATCATCTGATACTGCATCTCTTGCTGATCCGCGGGCAGCGGTCCAGCTTGCTGCATCTGAGACATAGCCTGCTCTTCCGCACCAATCTTAACGTGCTCCATAATGTGCTTCTGCATAGACAAAGCAACAGGAGGTAACTGACCAACCATCGGACTCGCGCCAAATACCAAGTGAGCCATGATGTGCGCTTGGTGATTCTGACCCGGAAAGGCTTCCAGCTTGATGTTGTCCAAAGCGTTGATGTTTTCTTGCGCAGGGTCCAAAGGAATCGAATCCTCGTCCGGAACCGACTTCATTAAACGATCAACATCCGTAACACCCAACGCCTCATACATGTCACGGAAAACTTCGTGCATGTTGTGCATCTCAGGAGCCTGAGTAGCTAACTGCAACTTCGTCTGAGCCAACAAAATCCGCTGAGACTGACTGAAAGCATTCGGATTCGAAACAGGAATAACATCCACACGGTCATCAAAGTCCGTTGCCATAACAGACTGATCCGCACCCTCAATGCTATAAGGATACTCCGGAGGTAAAGTCTCGCTCATAACACGAGCCAAAATCTTGAACTCCTGACGCATCGCATAATGAAGCCGCTTGTGAACAGCACTCATAACACGAGAACCCTGCTCCAACATCGCTATGGTAGTTCCGACGGCCGCGTTCTGATTCCCGTCGCCAATCTTCATATCAGTAATAGTCGCAAACCGCTGACCAGCCTGAACAACAAAACCCAACAACTGGAATAACGTCTGATCCGGTCCCTTGAAAGGCAACGGCATCAAACTGTCACGAATAGCACCGCCCGGAGCGTCAACATCCCTAAACTCACCCGGCTGTAAAGGCTCATCGTCGTCCCTGATCCGCAGGCCGCGGGCCTTGAAACCAGCAGGAAGATTCGACAACGTACCAGCGTCAATCAATTGACGAAGTGAAGATGTAGCTGTGCGCGACAAACCACCAATAGTATGAATCAAGCCAAGACCGTAAAAACCAAACCCCGGCAAAAACTTGTAATGAACAAAATACTGTATCTTCTTACGCTGCTCATCATCCTCCAAATAATTGCGGCGGACAGACAACACCTGACCGTTGTCCTGAGAAATCGTAACAATGTAAGGTAACTTAATACCAGTAGGCTCGCCATCTTCATCGCGGTCCTCGTAACCCTCTAAGTCCAAATCAACATGACACTCCAACAAAGTGCAGTCATAATCGATCTGAGAGCTCTCCATGCCGTTAATACGGTCCATTTCAGTCTCTACAGAGTCCAAATCTTGCTGAACCGGAGTCACAGGGATGTCTAAATAAAAGCCGCCGACCTGCATCTTGCGCAAATCGTTCAAACCCATGCGAACAACTTGAGTGATATTCGGACAAGTATCTAAGTCAGAAGTCTCGTAAGGAACCACTAACTGCTCCGCAGGCACAAACTTACTAACAATCCGGCCCAGAGCCTCGTCAAAGTAAACCTTTTTAAACGTACTCCCCGCCAGCGGTAAATAAAACAACATCTGATCCATGTCAGGAGTGTAATCCTCCATAACATTAGTCAGATAATAATTCATAAACTGACGAACACGCTGCGCTTGAGACGCCTTTTCACGAGTCTCTTCACCCATAATAGCCGTCCGGACAGGACCCGAAGAAGGCAATAACTCATTAAACGCTTGAGCCTGAAACTGAGTAGCAGCCTCCGCTAACAAAGGATGCGTAACGCCACTCGCACCCCGAAACGGCTGACTGCGCTCAGAATAACTGAATCCTAACAACTCTAAGCCATTGGAATAAGTATCTTCCCACTCCTGACGAGACGCCTTATTACTGTCAAACTCACTAGATAAATCACTCGAAATGCGAGAAAGCTCATAATCCGACAAGTACTCAGCCAAGTTATCGCTAAAACCACCCTCCATGTCATCCAAAGACGAACTCGGGTCAAAATCAACGGTAACGTCGCCGTTGTCCTCCTCAATGATCTCAATCTCAAGACCATCAGAACCTACGTCAGAAGACATCAAATAAGGGTCAGCACCAGAATCCGGAACCTCTAACTCAACTTCTGCGCGTAAATCTTCCTCGTCTAACTGACTAGGAACGTTAGTCGTATCCATCAATCCGCCAATAGCCATAAGGCCCTCCGTCAATAATATGCCCGCACCTTAACAGATTCTTCTTCGTTTTGCCAATCATCTGTTGGTAACTGGACAAAATTACCCTGACGATACCTCATCAGAGCTTGGGTCATGCTGTCAACCAAATCGTCATGCTCGCCATTCGGAAACGCCGCAACCTCCTCAATTAACTCATCAGCCCACGGCTTGTCTGGAGCCCAAACCATGCCAGACTCTAACATAGGACTAATGGCATGTACCCGGCTAACCTTGTCATTACCACGACTAGGAGTGAAATTTACAACAGGTATACCAACGTTGCGAAGCTCATGGGTCAAAGGTAAACCACTCGCCTTCGCCTCAATAATTACAGTGTCAGGGTCCCAAAACTGATACTCCTCAAATGCTATAGACTTCAACTCCGGAAAATCCCAGCGACCCTTCTTACTATCCAACAATATTAAATTAGGACCCGAACCCCCCTCGTTCGGATAAAATACACCCCAAGTCGTAATAGCACTAAAGTCACTCGTCTCACGCTTGCTAAACGCAGTGTCATAACTCTGAATCACATACTCTAACTGAGGAACAACCTCCTTGTCCCAACGACGCCACCACTCCCGAGGAATGATCGCGTTCTCCTCACCAGTAGGATTCTGCTGATACTGAGCATTCCACTTGCTCGGAGGTATAGATGCGCGGACCGCGGTTAAATCCTCTAAACTCCAGTACTCAGGCCAACAAGGAGTCTCATCCTCAAAAATAGCAGGTAACTCAACAACCTCCCACTGATCCGATAAAGGGTCCTTCGCCATCGCTCGCAATAACTGACCCGTCATGTCCTTCTCTGACCAACGAGTCTGTACCAAAACTATAGAACCACCCGGCTGTAAACGCTGCCGAGGACCACCAGTATACCAATCCCAAGCATCCTCAAAACCATGAGCACTCATCGCCGTCTGCTCAGAATGAGGGTCGTCAATGATAATTAAATCACCACCACGACCAGCCAAATTCGAACCAACACCAACAGCATAATACATACCACCAGCACTCGTGTCCCAACGACCACTCGCCTTACTGTCCGCAGCCAACTTAACGTCAGGGAAAACCTCCTTGTAACTGTCCATGTCCAAAAGGTTCTTAGTCTTCCGACCAAAGTTAACAGCCAACTCCGTCGTGTGAGTCGCCTGAATTATCTTCATACTCGGGTTCTTACCCATCATCCAAGCAGGAAACAAAAACGAAGCAAACTCACTCTTCGTGTGCCGCGGAGCCATGTTGATAATCAAACGCTTTAGTTCGCCGCTCGCGACGCGCTCAAGCTTGTCCGCAATTATTTTATGATGCCTACCAGCAATAAACTCCGGCCACTGGGACCTAACAAAGTCCAAAAAGTTTTCCTGACAACCCTCGTTCTTGGCGATTTGGGCGAGCCTCAATTGAAGCTTCAGGGCCTTCTCTTGTTGGATCGGATTTAGGTTAACATTCATCGGGGGACCCTAGCTATTTATGGGATAATATACTGCTTTATAGGATAGTTATAGGCCAAACGAAATTTTATGTAAATATTTGAGAGAAACATGGCCCTAGCCCCCGACCCGGCGACCGTGGGGCCGCGTCGCGCGGATCGCGTTTTATCGTTTAAAATCATGGTTTTCTGACCCGATATCCGGGGGACCCGGGCGATTTTCCCCGGCCGATCGACCGCGGACCGCGGACCAATAACTATTTATCTCGCACGAATTTCTGCCAGCAGCGGGCACGAATTGCGGCCAGCTGGTGGGAAATTGCGGGCAAAATTGAGCCGCTGCTGCACGAATTTTCTGCGCGCCGGTGACATCGAGCGGCCAGCGGATCGATAAAAACGGCGCTCGATGTCCGCCCGCGGATCTCGCGCCCGGTACGTTTGGCCGGGGTGCAAGGGGCGAGGCCCGCCTTGTTTAACTATTTTAGATAATCCCCGGCGCTGTGGTCGATCTCATTAGATTGGATCGGTTAACCGGGCGATAAGGTCGGCCAGAGGGCACGAAAAAGCCCGCTCAATGGCGGGCCAGATCGTCAATTGATGGGGTCGCGGCTTTAATCGTCGCCAATATCTCCGGCGATATGGTGGCGCAATATCGTGCGCGGGGCCAAGCTTTTAGCAAACCGGGTGACCTTGTCCGCGTCGCTTTCATCTTGCGCTTGATCGGCCGTTGCTTCCCAATGCAAAAGAACGTTGCCGCCGCTGGCATAGCATCCGCCGGGGTCGTCGGGGTTGGCCGCCTTCTTTTTGTGGACCCCGTGCGCGGTAAATCCAATTACAAAATCGCGCTCTAAACGGGCGCAAAGTGGATCCCCATTGCCGCATTGAGCACAGCCAAACTGGGGCAGATATTCGGCAGGGCATCGGACAAACCGCGCGCCGTCACTATCAACAGTTTTGCGGCCGTTCCAAAAATCAAGCGCGACAGTAACCACAACGGGAACGTTTAGGGCGCGGCTTTTGCGGCTGACATAAAGCGCGGCTTGGGCAATAGTTTTGCAAGAGTAATTTATGACAGTTTTTCCCGGGCCGTTTTTCTTAAACCAATGGATCGGCGCAAAGTGGGAATAGGTAAAGGCGATCCCCTTAGTTGGGACGGCATCCGAAAGCGCGTTTAAATATTCAAGATCGACCTTTGACGCGCCACAGCCAGACGGGTTTAGTTCACAGCTGGCCGGGCAAGTGCCGAATTTCTCTTGCGACCCGGCGCGATATGTTACGGCCAGACCTTTAGTTTTTTGGGCGCGGCTTGTTTCTACAGTTTTTAACATTTGCACAATCTCCAATATATGCGGTTTATCCCATATTATAAAACGAAAAAGGCCCGCCAATCAATAGGGCGGGCCAATCTTAATTTTTAGAAGTTTTTAGCTGTGAGGGTAGCCGTCCGCCTCAATGCCAATATACATTCCGCACCATTTGACCATGACGCTGTCATCGTATGTCGGCTCGACAGTCCGCCGAAAGGTCAGATAAGAAATGTCGCGGGTGCTACCGTGCTCGTGCTGGCCGTCGATCCACTTGCGGTGCAAGGTTTGGGCCTGTGGTTTAGTAAGCCGCATCTTTAAACCTCCAATTTAACCGTAGCATCGCGGACAATATCGCGGACAATGTCGGCTATGTCCGACTTGTGGTCATACATATCAAAACCAACCGCGTCGGCTATATCGTCGCTGTGATCGCTGGCATCAAAACCATCGCGGGCCATGTCTTTAATTTCATCCTCATAACGACTGATATCAAAATCGCTTTCATAATCGACCATGGCGGATTTGACCGCAGCGTCGATTTGATCGGAAAACAGATCAGCAAAGCCCTGTTTAAAGCGATTAGCGTCGGCCAGTTCAGCCTGCAACCGATCACGTTCTGCGATAAGATCGGACGCCGCCTTTTGAGCAGCGGCCAAATCCGACTTCGCTGGGTCTTTATCGACAACCAAAGCATCAACAAAGTTCCCGCGTGTGATCGGCATATTTTCAATTGGGTGTGTCATGGTACATTCTCCAAAATGTAAAGTTGTCGGACGGGAGCCGCCCGATATAAGATTTCTCGCATATAAATTTCTAAAGATCAAACAAAAAAAGACCCGCGCTAAGGCGGGCCAGTTGGGCGGTATATATTGCAGGGATTAGGCGGCTACGCGCTGCCAATCGCGGGCGGACATATTGAGCAGCTGCCCGCCGCGTTGCTGCCATGTGTCAACATCATCAATATCGGCCCGGTGTGACACGGCGGTCACAGCGTTCACAAGTGTGGCACGGGATAGCGGGCGGCTGTTTTCATAACCAGCTTGGCCGATGGTCGCCATGAGGCCATTTAAAACGTCGCTGTTTTCTTTTTTGGTCAGCTGCATGACGCGGCCCAGATTGTTGACAACATCGGTCACATCGGTGGCCTCGCCTTCGATCACATCAGCCGCTGCGGCGCGCATTTGCTGGCATATATCGTCAAAAGTTTCGCGGCTTGAATAGTGCCCAACCAAATCGCGCAGCTTCAATTCCAAAGCCCGATTATCCGCATTTTTTGCATCATCAGATAGAAGGCCCCAATCGTCGCCATCGCGGGCGGATGTGATGTGGCTTGACCGGGTTTTGTTTTGGGTTTGCATCCCGTTCAGGCAAGCCAGCGTCCAAGCGATTTGATAAACAGTAACCGATCCCGCACCGACTTCTGAATTGCCAAAACCAATCCCGTTTGCCATGTGGTCTCCAACATTGGCACCAGTGCCCAATTGCTCCAAAGATTTTAAACGTAGGTACATCCGCTTTTCTGAAACATCGGCGGACACAACTTGAAACTGTGCCGGGTTATCGATCAGCTGGGGAAGGCAGGCTTCAAGCAAATTGACGTTATCAAAAGTTTTGAATTTGTCAGAAACAAAAGCCCGCGCAGTGCCATCAGTATCTAAACGATCATCGGCATGGGTGCGGATCATGCGGCGGGTCGGTTCTTTTTGCCAGATAGCATTGGTCAGATTGTCGAATTCCCGGGGATAATTAGACTGCAAACGGCGGGCTGTACGGGTGTCGATCCCGGCATGTGTAGCGATTTGACCAAAGGCTGTATCGTTTATGTCAAAACGTTTTGTCGGCACACCCCGGTTGGCCTCAATAACAATCTGGGGTTTGCCATCCAAAGTGGTGGTTTTTTGCAAATCGTTTGTTGGGGCCAGATAATCGGCCGATCTTGCGGCTTGGTCCTGCACTTTCATCATCAGTGCAGTAAGGGTGTTTTTGCTGTTTTCAATATTATGTGTCATGTTTTACATTCTCCAAAAAGTAAAAGGGCAGGATAGCCCCGCCCTCTTTCTCGCATATTGTCGCATAGACTGCAAGTAAAAACTTTAGAAAGTTTATCGCCGCCTTTTGCGCCGGGGTTTGCTGGCCCTGCGACTTAGCTGGTCATAATCTTTGCCATAGATTAATCGCCCTAAAAAACTAAACAGAAACATTTTTGCGTCCCCCTTTCCCGTTAACGTGCAATTTATCCTGATCTATAAAATGAAAGTTACCGCCAGTGGTTTTGTACAGCATACCATCCCCGGTCCAATCTTTTATTAAATTTTGCCGATCCATTAATTTTGCAATGCCCGCCAGTTCTTCTATTTCATCCAAGCTTAGTTTTCTGCTGCAAGTTATGTTCATCACGCGGCCTCCAAATCATCGGCTATCTGATACAGGTTCTTTAAACATTTTATCGCCGCCTCATCACGGCCAGCCAACATCATCATTTGAAACACGCTCAACTGGTGGCGGATTTTTTGGGCAGGGGTTTGTTCTTTCTTATCGGTCATAACCTTCTCCAATTAGTTTACGTCATATAAGCATATGGGATTATATGGGAGAGATCAACTGAAAAACAGCGTTCCAATCAAAAGGGTGTTCGAACGTACCAGCTGCGGAAGTTTTCAAGCCATCCTCTGCGAGGGATATAGCCTGAGACGCTCTGTAAAGGTACAGGGTGGCCTTAACGTCCGCCCGGGCCTGTTGCTTAACCAAAACCCAACTGCTGCTCTTTTGATGCCTTGTGAGCCACGCAACTTGATGCGGGCTTAGATTTACCGCATTAGCCTTACAAAACTTTAACTCTACAAAATGCAAGCCGCCGTTCTCATCACAGGCCAGAAGATCAGGAATTCCTTGGCCGACCCAGTTTTCTATCCGGGTCAAGGTCCAATTACGGCGCGACTTGTTAGCGGTCTTGAATTGCCTATACAGACCCGCTTCGTTGGTCATCTTCTGTTGGGGTAATATCGATAACGTCTTCGTCATATCCGCCCTTCAATTCGTTTAACGCTTTCAAAACTTCCTCTTTGCTCATGCTGTCGATACTGCCGTGGCGTATCTCTGACTTGCTCACATAGATGTCGCCTTGGGCTTGACCCCTTCGATACTCGGCTTGAACAGCGGCAGAGTAAGCGCCGTTTTCCAAAGCCAGATCACGGATTTTCTGTAGGTCTCGAATATGACGGCCATAGTTTATGTCAAACTTAGCATCGAGCTCGGCCCGGTAAGCTTTAATAGCCGCGACCACATGAGGGCATTTATGCGGGTTGGTTAATTCATAGGCTCGGGTATGCGCAGAGGTTTCTGGATAACCCGCCCGGATTGCAGCCTCTTTAAAAGTTATCAGGCCATCATTGCTTACAAGCTCTTTTACAAAAAGCTCTTGCTTGCGGGTCAGGCGTTTATC